TTATTGGTTAGCTCGGATAATCGTACCTGAGGAGATGCTGACTACCTGTGTTGCGTCAATAGAGGTGTTGTTCAGGTTCATATCGCATCCAGTCAATCCTACAGAACCATCCATGACTACGGTTGAGCCGTCAGACTTGGTGATGCGGAAGAATGATGCTGTGCCTGTGCCGACTGCTGTGCCGTTAGCTACAGTTCCCAAAGTGATAGTGCCGTTAGAGTCAGTACCAAAGCTACCAGATACGACCAACTGAACCAAAAGGGTTTGTCCGCTAATTGCGGTATTGGCATTAGCAGGTTGTGAGCCAGCGTAGATATTGATAATAGAGCCTGAGCCAGCATAGGTAATTAGACCTTGTTGTTGGGCATCTCTTGTGCCGTTGGAATATTTAAGATTTGATGCCATTAGATAACTCCTTGGATTTTACCGTCTGGGCCACGAACTACTTGCTTTGGCCGATTGTGATTTTGGTTAATTGTATCAACTAATGCGCTGATTTGACCTACCATTTCCTGATTTCCTTTAACAATAGCGTCTGCTAAAGGGGCTAATGGATGTTGCATTGAAGCTGCCATATCTTCTTCGTTTAAATAGGCTGTTTCACCGTTGTCGTCTGCCGCAGATATACGAGCAACTTCAATCTTTGCACCATTGTTGATGTGGGCAAGAAGAACCTGAGTATTGCGCTCCATGTTCATCTTCATCTGGGCTAACTTAGCCTCAAGCTCCAACTCTGCTTGGTTGCGCTGTGCTTCCAACTGGAATTTAAGCTGATTCTCTTGGGCTTGATACTCTTGTTTAGCCTTTTCCAACTCATTTTGGGTTTGCATTTTTTGCATTTCAAGCTGAGATTGCAACTGAAGCTCTTGTTGCTTGCCTTGTAAGCGCATCTGCTCGATTTGCATAGCTGGTGGCAATGGCTTGGGTTGTCCTTCGGCTTGCGCTGCTTGCTGACGGAATTTATCGGCTGTTTCGTCAATCAATCCCTCTAATCCTTTACCAGCTTTGAACGCTGTAGTAGCAAACTTGAGCATTTCCATCAGTAATGGGGTTAATTCTGGGCTTGCTTGGGCAGCAGGAATAGCTTGTTGCATGAATCCACCAATAGATGACAAGAATTCCATGCGGTCTTGCTTTTCTTGCATTTCATCTTGGTAAATCATCGAGTCTGTGGTGACTTCAATGCGGAAATTCTTGCTAACTTCATCTTTGAGCAGCGCCATTGCCTGTGGAATCAACTGCTTATCGTTTTCTGTCAGTTGCATTGCGCCAGAAATCTTGACAATCGTATCTTCGGTGAAGTGCTTGCAGATAATCTGGGATTTGATAGCCAATAATTCGGTAGCAAACTGTACTACTGCGTGTTGCATAGTTTTTAAGCGACCAGCAGCGTTGTTTGACTTGATGATTTGTGCGCCCAAAGTCTCATTTGGGTCGGTTTGACCACGCTGAATATCGGCAATACCCATCAATTCGTAGATTTGACCCTTAACTTGCTCCATCGCTTGATAGCAAGACATCAATGCTTGGGCAAATGGAGCAATATCAACGAGGTCTAATGCGCCTTTTAAGCCTTGTTTTTCAGCAAATGCCATCCAGTTCTTGACAGGAATCAAGACATTAGACTCATTGCCTTCAGAGAACAAGCGCTGTAGCTCAGATGCGCTGGCATCGTATAAACCACGAATCTTTAGCGCCCCAATCAAGCCATCAATACGGTCACATAGGTCGTCAAGTTCACGGGCTTGGTCTTGGTAGATGGTGAAATCAGGGATTGGCTCTAGGCTATCGGTAGTAATCGTAGCGTAAAGTGGTTTTGGGCAAGGCCAGAAGTTCTCAAGTTCCAATGGGTCATCACGCTCATCGAGGATTTTGCCGAGTGATTTGCTAATCCATAGGACTTTTCCTGTCTCAGCATCCCAAATTTCATAAATCATTGCTTGGTAGGCTTGGTCGTCATTCTTAGTGTATGACTTACCTGTCTGTTCTGGCTTGGTATCAAGAGGAATCTGATGACCGAGTTCTTCGCCAAAGCGCTCTACCAATGCGGTGCGGTTCATGTAAACCTTGCGCCATACTGCGGTAACTTCTTCCCATGTGCGAGCTACGGTATGACCGAAATCACGCCAATGGACATAATCTACTGGACAACATTCGTATTCAATTTCTTCTTCGACTTCGCCTGGCTCATCAAGCATATTCTCCTCAGGCATCTCGCCCTCAAGAGGCTTGCCTACATCACCTTCGCCATTAACATAGCTTGGGTCATAGGCTTGCTTGGTGTCAGTTACTTCGGTAATCTCAAAACCATCCTCGGGTAGCTTTTCTGCTTTTGCTCTGAAATGTGGCTCATAGCGAACCCATGCTGTGCCACGACCACCCAATAGACGGTCTGTAACGCAGTTCTTCATGGCGGCTAGATAGTCACCATAATGCTCAATTTCAAACTCTAAAGCTCTTTCCAGCATCATTGACGCTACACGACCAATAGGGTCGTTATCTCTGAATCTACGGCTTACATCAGGGCGTGGTAGGCGAGCAAAGATAGCAGGGCTAATCGTCTGGACATTTGACCAAAGGATATTAAAGCGAGCATTGGGGTTGGTTTTATTGCGGCTGTCGTCTTTGTATTTCTTCAGAATCTTATCGACTCTTGCTTCCCAAAGTTTAAATGACCTTTCATAGGCCATAATCTTGTCATACCAATCTGAGTAGGTATGTGATACTTCTGCTCGCAATTCGGACATATAAAGCCTTATGAGAAGTTTCCGACTACTACTGCGCTAACACCAGCGCCAGTTGTGATTTTCCATGCGCCATTTAACGATTGCGCTTCAACGGTTAATGAATAAACACCTAATGCTGCATTAGCAGGAATCAATGGAATTGATGTAGAGCCATCAATAATGGTTAAAGTGCTTGTTGAAGATGTGGTTACAGTAGCAATAACACGAACTAAAACATCACCTGCTGCACCCATATTGCCCATAACTTGAGCAGTAGTCGATGGTGCAACATATTCGTAGGTTGTTCCGTAAGGAAGTTGGATGCCAGACATTTAGATTCTCCTGTTGTTGGTGGTTGCTGGTTGCTTCCACATATCATTTAAAGTTACATCAGTTTCGCCCACAAATAACCCTTTAATTGGGTCATCTTTGGTCATGATTCTTTCTTCCTCTCGCCAAGCCACCGCAGCCATCCTAAATGCGTCTGCAGCATGGCTAGTCCAATCGTGCCGAGGCTTGTCTCTAAAAACCTTTCTATCATCGTCATACTCTCGCTGATACTGTCTGAGGCTTTCGATTCCATCATTACACCTTTCGCTGTCAAACCAAGACCGCATCAATAACATACGAGTTGCTTGGATTCCGTCTTGAAGTGACAAATTCGGCACTATTTTCATAGATTCTAACGGAATTTTAGCAGAAAGTTGCTCAATTATTGACTTTCCACCAGATGCTAGTGTTTTTGCTCTTGCATCGTGGGGCAGATAATGTAGCCCATATTGATAGCCAAACTCGGCAGCTTTACTTTGAATGAGTCCTGTATAGAAACTGACAGGCTGACCATTGCTTCCATGATATTCAAGGAATCTGACTTCTCCTCTTACCGTCTGCCACCACCACACACTTGTATCATCGCTGTACCCCAAATCCCAACTTGTGAAAACTTTATACATTGGGTCATGCTCAACTTTTGTAATCCTGCCCAAATCGGTAAGCTGGCGCATTTCTTTACCGTAGTAAGCACCAATGATGGCTGATTCAAAGTCGCACTCAAACTCTTGCAAATATTGGTCTTGGGTCATGGATTTGGCAGCGTCATCAAGCTCTGACTTAGCCAACAATCCAGTCTGACTAGCTCTTAGGGTCTTGCAATACCAGTTTGGGTCGTTAGAAGCGGTGTTGTATAGCTCCCAGAAGGCATTATGACCCTTAGGCGTTCCAATGAAAACTGCCCATCCAAGTCTGTCTGCCAGCAAAGGCCGAATAATCTCGCCCCAAATACGAGGTCGCATATCTGCATACTCATCTAACACAATCCCATCGAGGTAAAGGCCTCGTAAAGCATCAGGATTATCAGCGCCAAAGAGACGAATTCTTGCTCCATTTATTAGTTCCACCCATAGTTCAGATTGATTGGCTTTAGCCAATACTGGCTGACTAAACCTTAACAGGTAGTCCCATGCGATATTTTTTGCTTGGCTGTAATATGGTGCAACATAGGCATAGCGACCATCCTCTTTGCCCTCAATTAGTGCTTTATAGATTAAATCATTGATGCAAGAGACCGTTTTACCGCACCTACGATGGGCGACAATCACAGCCCAACGCTGAGTTCTATCGTGGAAATCTAAAAATACGCTTCGAGGTTGGTAGTCTAGTTCTACCTCTTGGACTATTTCTTCCAAGACACCACCAAGCGTTGAGGAGCTTTCTCATCACCCACAACTTCTGTGCGGGCTAGTTTAGGAACAGAGTATTCAACTAAATTCTGAACAATCTCACAAGCCTTAGCTGGATTAGGCTGAACAATCCACTTTCCAGTCTTATCGTCAAAGATGCCTTCTGCGGTGCTTTGAATCCACGATTGAATATAAGGTAGGTTGCTATCAAGAATAGCTTTAACGGCTTCACGAGCCTCCTGAGTGGCTTTATTAGGCACTCCTGGCTTTCTTCCAGCCCTGTTTAAATTCTTTTCTACAGATTTCGACACTTTATTGTCCATACATTCTCAAGTAATTGATTTGTAAGACTTTATTCTACAACAGATTTTAGTAAGGGTCTTTGCCTTCTTTTTTCATCGCAGCAGTCATCGCCTTATCAAGCATTTCTCTGCGTTTGGCTCGTTTATTCTCTTTCTCGATAAGAATATTGCCTTTACCTGCTTCCATTTCTGGCGCTGGTTTGTCTTTTCTACGCTTGGCTTGGTTCTTCTCTAAGGTAGATTCGGTATGAGGGCGCAACATGGCATCCTCTTTTTTGTATTTGCGGTTCATGTGTTCCATTACATATCCTTCATAGCTTCTTCAATGTGTTTTCT